TTATCAACGAATCTGATTTCTAAATCTTTAAAACTTTATGATTTTTTTAGTAGTTCTAATCGTCTTTTTCTAGCTTCTGCATTGAAAACAACTTCCTCTTCTTCTTGAAGTAGTGATTTCAATTCTCCATTTTCATTAGCTTCAATAAGTTGGTTTAAATCTAAACCACTCATTTGAGCTAGGTTTCTGAAGCTTCGTTCTGCCATAACAGTTGAATCCTGATAGGCAGGGAATGCTGTTGGAGAAACTTCATACAATCTAGTTTCTAAGACTTCTCGAACTACTGGCTCATTAGAGTCATCAGGCACACTCCAAGTTTCATCAAGAACATCAAATCCAAATGATGAGTTTGTGACATCGCCACGCTCAATCATCATATAGGCTGACCTGTGATGAGGAATATCTAAATCTAAACTTACTTCATAATGAAGTCCTTGTTTATCTTCAGCGAGTTGTAGTGTTCCTGCTCTTTTTGAGCCGAGTACTAAAGAAGTATCGTGATTGAATAGAGCTTTGATGTCATCTCTTGAGGTTTGTGTTCCTCTTTCTTGTAGTGTCTTTTTAAATGCACCTTTGTTGATGACTTCAACGAAACCTCCACCTAGTACCTGTGATTTTTTATTGAACACTGACGCATAACCAGTTATCACAGCTTTAGAACCCTCTAAGGCTCTAATCTCGAACTGATTCGTTACGAATCTAATATCGTGTTCAGGTGTTGGTCTCACTTGCTTTGGAGCAGAAGTGAAAACTTTGTCTTGTTTTATTTCAGACATTCTTTCTCCTGTATCTTCTTCTTCTAAAGTCGCTATATAGCGTTCTGCCCATTTCTGAGCATCCATCTGATTAGCCTCTTCAATAGAGCCACCCCATAAAAGCCAAGCTGTTTGTCCCTTAGTAGGTTTATCGCTTTCTCCATTTAGGTAGGCTCTTGCATTGTCAGAATCTAAATCAGATATGTGCCTCAAGAACCAAGAATTCATATCCTTAGCTTTTTTGTGACTAACTATTCCATCAGCCATATCTTTTGCATCATTAATGGTGGCGTTAACTAATCCATCTCCACCAAAACCTTGTTTATAAAATTCAAGACCTCTAGCTGCGTTATCTTGAATGTATTGTGGGACTTCTATATGCTCCCTTGTCTCTAATTCAACATCTTCAGGTTCATATCTCTCAAACCAGTTATTGATGTATTCAATCCACGCCTCAGGTCGTTCTTTTGCAGCTCTTTCTAAACATTCCTCTTTTGAAGTGTCTATATGGATTAATTCAGCTCCAAACTCATCAATAAACTTGCGTCTATCGGCTTTTGTAGGAGCTGAGTGAATAATCCAAACAGTTTGAGTATGACCTTTGTCCAATACTCTATTTAACAGAGCATCTCTTGCGTCATAAACATATCCAATCAAGTTTTGATTGTGTTCGTGACTTTCTAAACCTGATATTGCTTGATGTAGTGCATCGAAATCAATAATAAGGTCGCCCTCACTCGAGTGCTCCCTGACATATGTATTTTTACCTGAGCAAGCTGAGCCATACACTAAAACTGTTTTCATAATTTCCTAATCTTTATAAGTTTGTAGATACTTTGAAAGGTCTAATCTTCTGTGATATTTTACATCTTGATAATCTTGATAACCTAAGTTTTTCATTGGGTTAGCCATCCACTGTTGTTTCTGTGGAGTAGAATTTTTGTCTTTGTTGCTTCTTCTCAATACTTCTTGATGTTTTGTATCTACAGAAAATGGTTCTTTTGTACCAATTTCTTCTCTATGCAAACGACCTGCTTCAATGTAGAGTTCTTCGAGTTGTTCAAAGGTTAAAGTTGCGTATGTCTCTACTGTGTACAGACTAGAAACAAAATCTTTTATATTATTGTCCCAAACTGTATCAGGTGTCCACTCTTTTCGTCTAAGAGAGTCTTTGATTGCATACCAAGATTGTTCAGCATATGGATGAAAGTGAATAACAAACTCAGCACGAATCTGCTTTATGCTTCCCTTACCTGCTTTTGCATCTTTTAAATTTTGTTCTTTGAGTAAATCATTGAACTTCTTCATCGCTTCAAAGTCAGTGTTTTTTATCCAGCTAGAACCTTTAACTTCTACATACCGACCAGTTACCTTTTCTGCATAACTGCAATAAGGGGCATCTAAGTCGTGTTCTATAATTGCTTTTAGTTGAAAGTCGTTTTCAACATAAGTTAGCCAGTAGTCAGGTCGCCAGTTTTCAAGATGAGAGATAATTTTTGACCCATAAGGCAGAGCTCTCTCTTTGGGGTTGTAACCAAACTCTTGATAAGCTCCTGTAGCATTTTCAAAGTCAGATATTTTGTACTGACCATCAAGCTTTTTAAATCCTCTGTTATTTAGAAACATTTCAAAACATTCCTCGCCTAGAAATGGTTTGTCATTGTTATTTGTATTTGCCAAGAATTGTTCAGCTTGTTTATGCCAGTGTCCTAAGACAAACTGTGCTTGTTTATATTTATACTCTTCTGGAACATTCGTAACGAATTTCCAATTATCTTCAGTGCTCATATAGCCCTTCTGAACTTTGTGACTATAAGAACTTTGTGTGAACTAAGTTTATTCCACAAATCCGAAATCATAACTATTCGGTATCTGCTTCTTTCGATTCTTGATTTAGATTTTGTAGATAGGTATTACCAATTTCATCAGATAATGGTGGTAAGTCTTCTTTTGCTCTAATTTCATTTACAGATAAGAAACCTGCGTTACGACCTAAGTTATATGCTTGATATCTCTGAGATATGGAAGCTCTTAACAATCCTGATACATCAATTCTTGCGAACTGACCTCGTGGAAGCATCATCGTCATCGCTTGTTCAATTCTGTTGATGTAGGGGAGAAGTGTTAACTCATAAAACACCCTGTTTTGTTCTTCAATAGATGAACCAAGTTTGGTTGTTTCTGATAAATCTCCAATTAGATATGGAGGAACTCTAAATAATCCACAAACCTCAATTTTGTTAAATCTTCTTGTTTCAAGAAACTGCATTTGTTGATGATTAATACTTATAGGTTTCCATTTTGCATTTTCAGTAAGTATGCCGATGTTATGTGCTCTTTTACTACCTTTATGTTTTCTATTGAAAGATTGTTTTAAAACCCTTAACGCTTCTTCGCTTGGAGTAGAATCCATTTCAATAACACCACTTAGGACTGCACCATTTTGATAAAACCTACCTGCAAACTCTTCACTTGCTAATGAGATTCCTATAGCTTCAGCTCCAGCCTCTATTGGACTAAGTCCATAATCTGAACCTTGTTCAAAGTTCTTTATGTGGATAACATCGCCATCAGGAGTAAGAGAAGTATATTTTTTATAAGTCTTCTTGCCATCATAGGTGTAGCAAATGTATCCATCTTTTCTATCAACAGTCACATAGTCAGGGTGTAAATTATAAACTTGTTTTGGAAATCCTAGATTATCTCTGTCAGTAATTAGCCAATAGCTATTTCCATACAATGCAAGTGAACTGATTGTTCTATGAATAAAAGTAAATCTATCTGTCTCAGGATTAGGCATAGAGTTTGTTGCATCCATCCACGAAGGAGGTGTTACTTTTTCTCTATAATCTCCAGTTTTTCTAAAACTATGAATTGGCATAGTAGCAACTGAGTCAGCGATAAGCGATACACAGGAATAAACAGTTGAAGCTGTTATTGCTGTACCTGCATCAACATTTTTTCCTGAAGCTGTTTTACCACTGTCATCAAGTCCTAAATCAAAAACAGAAGCATCCATAGCTCTTGTTTCAGGTTGAGGTTCTCTAAATAAATCAAAAATATTCATAATCTCTCCATATCAAATATCGCACCGAATGATAAAAGCGAAAGACCAAGTATAAGAAAGCCCATTGCTGTTGAATAAAGGAAACCTGCTATTGATAAGCAGATAAATCCAGTTCCTAGTATTGAGTAATTAATAATCATAAATTTATAAACTTTGGTTCTTCAGGTATTTGCTCTTCAGGTTCTAATCTCATATCAGACCATCTGTCAAAAGCCATTATTGCTCCTATTGCTAAGTCAATCTTGTGAGGCGAGTTCTTGTTTGCCTTTGTAACCAATGTTCCTTGTGGAGTTTCTTTAGGAACACAGTTAATCAAGTGTTGAAATAAATCATTATCGCCTGAGTGACTTAGTTGTTGTTCTAAAACAGCTGAGTAAAACCTTGAACAGGCTTGTGCCATCTTTTTTCTATAATTGCCTTCATAGTAGAGCACCATATCGCCACCGATAATCTCTTCTAATTGTGCGATTTCGTTATGCCAACCCATAGGGTCAACAGTTAGTTCAAGTACTTTATACTTCTCAAAGCATTCAAGTATTCTATTGATAACTTCATCTCTAGGAACTTTCCATTGTTGGTTTTCGTTAACTGGTCTTGCCCAGTGTCCGAGAACTTCGATATGTGGTTTATCATCCATTGAGATAGCGACCAATGCTGTTGAGTCTCTTGAGTAACTTCCATCAAAAGCCAATATGACTTCTGAACCTTCTTCAATCTTTACAGTTTGGTCGTAACACTCTTCCCAAACACCAGCTGGTAGCCATCGTTCAGCAGTAGTAGTCCATTGATTTAGAAAATATCGTCTAAATTCGTTTTCAGGAGTTGCGTGATATGCTCTTTCAAGCTGTTCCAAACTAACAAAATCGCCGAGAGCAGGATTAGCTTGTTCAATAGCTTTTTTTCTCTCTTCAGGATTTGAGATATCCAACTCTGTATCTGCTTCAAATATCTTGTAGTAAAAGCCTTCATCCTCAATGCTTCCTTCTTCAATGCCTTTTGCATATTTATATAATCTATAACAAAGTGAGTTTTCAACTCCAGCTGTGCTGATGTTAATTCCCATTGTGTTTTCTCTTTTTCTCAATCCATTAGAGATAACAAGATGAGCTCGTTCTTTGTTGCCTGTCATTTCGTGTACTTCATCAAAGATAGCCATAGATGGTCTCATTCCATCATTTACACCTGCAACACAAGGAACTCTAAGGATTTGAGCCTGTGGGTTATCTTTTAGAACTATCTTTCGTTCCATAAGGTCTGCATAATGACGCAGCTCCCCATTTTGTATCATTTGTTTTGCTGAGGAAAATACAATGTCTGCTTGGTCATAAGAACTTGCAACTAAAGGAATTAATGGAGCTGTTTGATTTAGTCCCATCAAACCTGCAACAGCTAATGCTGATGCTATTTCTGATTTACCATTTCCTTTTGGAGTAGAGATATAAGCAGTATGGTATTTGAAAGAACCATCTTCTCTAATCTCAAACATATCTAAAAGAATTTCTTTTTGCCAATCTCTTAGAATGAATGGTTTCCCTAGATAGTCTCCAGTGGAGTGAACACAGTATGTCTCAATGAATTTGATTACTCTATGACCTAAAGTTTTCATTGTATTCGTTCCAAGAGTTTCTATTTTCAAGTTTTATCTCCCACCTAAAAAGCTGCCTTCTTGCTTTCTTTAACTGTGCAGAGATGAAATATCTTACTTTGTAGTAATAAACCATCTATGTTTTCGGATTCCTTCACTAGTCTTGTACTTACTTGACCAAGTCCGACCCTCCCCAAGACTTCAAGAAAAGTGTTTTTTTTTTTTTGGGTAAGTTAAAAATCAGTCATCTAAATCAAGTTCAGTGTTTAGGTCTGATAAAGATTTCTTTGCACTTACTAGTTGTATTCCTAAAGTAACTCTTGCTTTTGGATTGAGACCAATTCTGTCTTCTAAGTTTCTTATCTCTGCGTCAATCTTTAGCATTGCGTTATATAAAGGGTTTAAAACTGCTTGTCCTTGTGAACCAACAACAAGTCTTTCTTTTTTTGCCTGTTTAAATATTCTTTCTCGTTCATCAATAAGAGAAGCTAGTCTTTCTATAACTGGCAGGTCGCTTTTTATATCAATTGCAGTAGCGACATCACTATTCCAAAAGTTATT